GATAGTTTATGCCCATCAAAAGAATACTGTTACAGGTTTACAGCACCAGCATCAGAAATATGTCAATCGTATGGAATGTTTAATAGAGAAAGTGATGCAGATAATTGTGATATGTTTTGGGCAAATGGTAAATGTAAGTATTGCCATTTAGAAAATGATAATCACAAAATGAGTTGTCCAACAATGAAAATACAAGTTAACTTATGAAATATATTTTAGCATTAATAGCTTATGAATTTATAAGAAAAAAAATAATATGGTTATGGTATTACTTAATTAAAAAAGGAACAGAATGACAGCAAAAGAAAAAGCAATAGAAATAACTTTATTATATTATAATTTAGATAAGCATTTATATGTTCCAATGAGTTTTGCAAAACAATGTGCATTAATAGCAATAAATGAATTAATAGAAATTGCTTGTGATTATAGTGACTATGATGAAACAGTAACAAAAGAATATTGGGAAAAAGTAAAAATAGAAATAGAGAACTTATGACACCACAATATAGAGCAAACATACTTTACAATAAGTATAGCAAAGAATATAATAGATTTGTTGTATCAGGTTATATTAAACAAGGTTTAGATGAATGGAAACAAATAGCTATTGAATTAGCAAAGTTATATAAACAATAAACAAAAATGTTTATTTTTAATATATTTAAATATAACTTTTAATATGGGATTTGAAAAAGGACATAAGTTAAGTAAAGGTAGACCAACTAAAGTAGAAGAAGAAAAAGTAAATAACATTTTCATCAAAGCATTAGGTGAACTGTATAATAAAGAAACAGAAGATGAAACTAAAATAGCTTTTGTTAAAGATACATTAATGCAATCACAAAGAGGTCAATTATTTATTGCCGAACATATATTTGGCAAACCAAAAGATATTATAGAAGCTACTCACAATGTAAATGATTTTAATATAAAAGATATATTTAAAATTGGAAATAAAACTGAATGATAAATATAATCTATTAGGAAGTGATAGTAGATATTTTGTAATTACAGGTGGAAGGGGAAGTGGTAAATCATATTCTTTAAATTCATTTTTATTGCTTCTTACTTATGAAGTAGGTCACGTAATATTATTTACAAGATATACTTTAACATCTGCAAACGTTTCTATTATACCTGAATTTATAAGCAAGATACAATTAGCTGATTTAAGCAACGATTTTTATATTACTAAAGATGAAATAGTAAATTTAAAAACAGGGTCTAAAATCTTATTTAAAGGTATTAAAACAAGTAGTGGAACACAAACTGCATCTTTAAAATCATTAGCTGGAGTTACAACTTGGGTATTAGATGAAGCTGAAGAATTAACAGATGAAGAAACATTTGAGAAAATAGATTTTAGTATTAGAACTAAAGGAATACAAAATAGAGTTTTATTAATATTAAATCCAGCAACAAAAGAACATTTTATATATAAGAAATTCTTTGAAGATAAAGGTGTACAAGACGGAAGTAATTTAATCAAAGATGATACAACTTATATACATACAACTTATCAAGATAATATAGAAAACCTATCACAATCTTTTATAAGTCAAATAGAGAATATCAAACAACGTAGACCAGAAAAGTATAAACATCAAATATTAGGTGGATGGTTAGATAAAGCAGAAGGAGTTATATTTACAAACTGGTCTATTGGTGAATATAAACAAATAAGTAAATCAGTATTTGGACAAGATTTTGGTTTTAGCTCTGACCCTACAACATTAGTAGAATGTAATATAGATACTTCTAACAAACGTATTTATATAAATGAACGTTTCTATTTACCATCATTAACAACATCGCAGATATACAATTTAAATAAACAACATTGTTTAGATAGTTTAATAGTAGCTGATAGTGCTGAACCAAGATTGATAAGTGAATTACAAACAAGTGGTTTAAATATAGTTCCAGCAATTAAAGGTCAAGGTTCTGTAACTTATGGAATATCTTTATTGCAAGATTATGATTTAATAATATCACCAGAAAGTATAAACTTAATTAAAGAGTTAAACAACTATTGTTGGTTAGAAAAGAAATCAAACACACCAATAGATAATCATAATCATTTAATTGATGCTTTAAGATATGCAGTAAGTTATCAATTAGAAAATCCAAACAAAGGTAATTATTTTATATATTAATAACATTATATTGTTATTTTAAGTGTATTTAATACTTTTAAGATTTAAAATATAAGCAAAATAACATTATAATATCATTTTACTAATGAGTTACGGACAAATAATAGCAGCAATACAATGTTATATACACCACGTTAAAGGTGTTGAAGTTCAAATTAACTTACCAAGAAATGTAGGAGAAATTAAAAAGATGCAACAGATGTATAATGTAGCAAGTGCTTACCTTTCGTAGTAACATAAGTATTAAAATTAGGGTTTATATTGACACAAAAAGTAATGACAGAAGAAGAAGATATATTTCAGAATATGGAGTTTGAACAATGTGATACAAGATATGAAATAATATCTATGTGTAATCAAGCATTAAATTCAGTTGAAGGTTTTGATACAGGAATGACTTCAAAAGAAGATACTTATAAGATTAAAGAAATAAGAAGAAAGTGTTTAGCTTTAATTGATTTGCATATTGGAATGATGTATGATGAAAACTTTTAAATGTAACTTATAAGTTACTATGTTAAAGAAATGTTAAAATGTATTTTATTTAAAACAATATAATTATATTTGTATCAAATAACAAACAAATGAAAACATATATGACAAAGTATTGCATAACCTATTGGACAGAACGTAATGATGAAAGCACAGATGTGGAAGTAATCATAGAAGCATTTAACGAAGAAGATGCTATGAAACAATTTTTAGATAAAAGATTAGTTTATAAAAAAATAGATAACATAAGAGAGTTAGTTTAAATTTTGATTAATAATGGTTGAATAAAGAGTTACAGAAATGTAGCTCTTTTTTTTGTTTAATACAATTTAGAGTTTATTTTATTTTTAAATAAAAAACAATGAAGTTACAGATTACAATACCAACAAGTTTATCAGAAATAACATTAGAACAATATCAAAAGTTTTTATCTATTGCTAAAGATAATCCTGATGGTGAATTTCTACAACATAAGATGGTTGAAATATTTTGCAACATAGATTTAAAAGATGCTGCTAAAATAAGTTATAAAGATGTAAATGAAATAACAACTAACCTATCAAATTTATTTGCACAAAAGTATGAACTTAAAAAAACATTTAAGTTAGGCGATACTGAGTTTGGTTTTATAACTAACCTTGATGAAATTACACTTGGTGAATATACAGACTTAGATAAATACATAAGTGATTGGGATATGATGCATAATGCTATGGCAGTATTATACAGACCAGTTACAAAGAAGTTAAAAGATAAATACCAAATAGAAGAATATAACGGAAGCTATACATATTGTGATGCTATGAAGTTTGCACCAGTTGATGTTGTATTAGGAGCTGTGGTTTTTTTTTACAATTTAGGCAACGAATTGTTGAAGTCTACGATACATTATTTGGAGAACAATCGGGAATTTCAGAATATAGTAAACAATCACAATTTGGAAGTAAATGGGGTTGGTATTCATCATTCTATGCTATTGCTCAAGGAGACGTTAGAAGATTTGAAGATATTTCCAAACTTAGATTATCAGTTGCATTAACATTTTTAACATTTGAAAAAGAAAAAAACCAAATAGAAACTGAATTAATAAGAAGTAAATAATGAAAGGATTTTACCAAATAACAACTGCAATAAAAGACCAACTATATAAAGATATATTTGTAAATACAGTATCAGCTGGTGATATATTTGAAGTTGATTTAAACAAACAAACTATATTCCCTTTATCGCATATAATAGTAAACAATGCACAATACAATGGTAATACTTGGATATTTAATATATCAGTATTATGTATGGATGTTGTAGATTTTAGTAAGACAGAACAAATAGACCAGTTTGTAACAAATGATAATGAACAAGATGTTTTGCATACTCAACTAATGGTTATTAATAGATTGTTAGAAGTATTAAGACGTGGAACTTTATATGATGATTTATATCAATTACAAGGTACACCTAATTGTGAACCATTTACAGATAGATTTGAAAATAGAATAGCTGGTTGGACAGTTACATTTGATGTAATGGTTGCTAATGAAATGACAAGTTGTGATAATGAATGCTAATAATTTAACAAGTACAAAAGAAGTTTTAGAAGCATATAAAAAATATGTTATTCAACAAGCAAGAAGCAATCTGTCTAAAGGCAATAAGAACGTTTCTAAGCAACTATATAATAATATCAAAGGTGAAATACTATCTGAAAATGATTATTTCTTATTAGGGTTTTCAATGCCTGATTATGGCTTTTATCAAGATGAAGGAGTTAAAGGTGCAGACCCAAGTCAAGTATCAAAGAATGCAAAAATAAAGGGGCAACAAGCACCAAACAGCAGATTTAAATTCAAAACTAAAAGACCACCATCATCATTAATAGAAGTTTGGGCAAAGCAAAGAAATATAAGATTACGTGATGCAAAAGGAAAATATACTAAAGGCAATTATAAATCAATAGGAATAATAATAGCAAAGAATATTTGGGCAAGAGGAATTAAACCAAGTTTATTTTTTACAAAACCATTTGAAGATGGATATAAGAAATACATAGATACAGATTTAATAAAAGCATTTGGTGACGACATAGAAACATTAATAGATTACACAATAACAAATAAATAAAATGAAAACAATATTTATAAGAAGTCCATATTTTATAGAAGTAAATGAAGAAAATCAACTTGGAAGTAAAGTTGAATTATTTATTTGGAATAAATATGAGTTTGAACCAGATGCCCCAAATTATACTTTAAGTAAAATAGCAGCATCACCAACGCAATCAAAAAACATTTATAATATATCTAATTATGTTAAAGAATATATTGATATAATTAATCCTGTTTTAATTAATGCTATTGATGAAGAAAATATAAATAACTGGTGTTATGTTAAAGTAAAGCGATATACATCAACAGAAATAATTGGTGAATATGATTTATTAGATACAACAACTTATATAGCTTTAAATGGTTACACAAATTATTTAGATGGTTATAATAATTTAATAGATGCTGATGAAGTAATTTTAACATCATTACAAGAAAATAAAAAATATAAATATTATGTTGGTGCTGAAAGGTCTTCAGGTTCTGAATATATTAATTTTTTAATTGGTATAAGTGATAATGAATATAAATATAGAATTAGTGTTTTATCTGGTTCAGGTTCTGCTATAACTACTACAATTATAAATAGACCAGATGAAGAATTTTTATTAAAAATACCTACTATAAAACCAAGTGTTGAAAGATTTGCTAATGGAAATATATTTGAAATATTAAAAGATGATGAAGTAATTTTTAGCACAATATTTATTTTAGAATGCGAAACTAAATATGAACCATTACAATGTTCATATATTAATAGATTAGGTGGTTGGGATTTTATTACATTCTTTAAAGCAAGAACACAAAATTGGGAAGTTAAGAATAAAGAGTATCAACTATTGCCAAATGATATTGATTATAATCCATTAAGAGGTGAAAGCAAAGCATTTAATTATGAAGCAAAACAAACTATTAAAATAAATACAGGTTGGGTTGATGAAAATTATAATGAACTTATAAAAGACTTAATGACTTCAGAAACTATTTTGTTAGATAATAAACCAGTTAAATTAAAAACAATGACAACTGATTTAAAGACTTCTTTGCAAGATAAAATGATAAATTACCAAATAGATTTTGAATACAATTACAATCAAATTAATAATGTAATATAATGGAATTATATATTCAAAAAGAAAAAATATTTGATAATGGCACTGCAACAAGTGGTAAAGATTATTACATAATTGATAGCACAAAAAGTTGGGCAACAGACCAATGGGTAAATTATTATATTTATATTTTATCAGGAACAGGTGCTGGTTTAATTTCTAAAATTACATCAAACGATGCAACCACTTTAAACTTTGAAACAGTATCAATAGATTTAGATAGTACTTCAGTTTATCAAATAATATCTTTTCCTTATTATAGAGTTGAAATGTTCCAAGATGAAAAAGTTTCTGTTACTTCTACAATTCAAAACTATTCAGATATTGGAAAATTGTTTACTGATTATTCACAATCATTTACAATACCAGCATCTTCTATAAACAATGGTATTTTTTCACATTGGTACGATAATGCAGTTGATAATGGATATGATGCAAGAATAAGATATAATGCATATATTGAAGTAGATACAATACCATTTAGAGAAGGTAATGTACAATTAGAAAAAGCAAATAAAAAGAATGGCTATATTGAAAGTTATACACTTACATTTTATGGAAATCTTACTCAGTTAAAAGATAAATTTGGTGATGATAAATTAAACAATTTAGATTTTAGTTCTTTAAATCACGTTTTAAGTTCAAGTGATGTAATTACAAGAATTAGACTTGGTACTGATGTATGTTATCCTTTAATTGGAAACAATAGAAGATTTGAATATTTAACAGGAACAGCTTCAGATATTACAACAAATACTGGTGCTATTAAATGGGATGATTTATTTCCAGCAATTAGAATTAATTCAATTTTAGATTTTATAGAAACAAAATATGGAATAACATTTACTGGTAATTTTCTAAACTACGGGCAATTTGATAAGTTGTATATGTATATGAAGAATATGGAATTACCAAGAGCATATAATGGTGGTGAATTTTTTCAAAAATTTAGAGGTTCTTTTCCTGAATATAATGATACAACAAATATAATTACAACAGATTGGAATAGTGGTTTATTTTTAAATCCACCAAATAATCCAAGAAGAATAATAATTAAATTTTATACAACACTTGCTGCACCATATTTAACAACAAATTATAAAGTTGATGTTTATAAAGATGGACTTATTTCAGAAACATTTGATAATTTAATAGGAAATCAAGAATTAGTATTATATAATCAAACAAGAAGTGAAGATGGATTACCACATACTTTTTCTGTAAAAATTTCAGCAATAGGTGATTTTGCATTTAAAGGTCAAATTTTATATGTAAGAAGAGGTGGTGGTGATTATTCAAGTAATGTTTATAATTATGCAACAAGTGGTTCACCTACTGGACAATCATTTTCAGCAATACAAGAAATTGTTAATTATGTACCAGATATTAAAGTTGCAGATTTCTTTATGGGATTAGTTAAAATGTTTAATTTAATTATCACGCCAATAAATGCAACTACATTTAAATTAGAACCATTAGAGTTATATTATCAAGCTGGACAAATAAAAGATTTAACGCCATATATTTATGCTGATGAATTAGATATTGAAAAACCAAAATTATTTAAGTCAATAGAATTTAGTTATGAGAAATCAGAAAATATATTGAATAATTCATTTAGAGGAATGTTCAATAGAGAATATGGCGATTTAGTTTATAATAGTATTTCAAATTCTGAAAGTGGTAAATATGAAATTAAACTCCCATTTGAAAATGTTATGTGGGAAAAAACAACAGGATATAATTTTATAACTGCTACTTTATGGAATAAAGATTTACAAACATATACACCAAAACCTATATTGATGTATAAAAATGATTTAACTACTGTTCCAACAGGTATTAAAATAACAAATACAAGTGGTTTTAATACAATAACTGATTACATAAGATTTAATAATGATATTCCTTTAGGTGGAACTGATTTAGCATATGTGCATAGTTTAAATTGGGGTGCTGAAATTTCATCTTGGTATTTAACAATAGCACCAAATGGATTATACAAAAGACACTATGAACAATACATAACAAATCTTTATAATCAAAAAACAAGAGTTTTAAAAGTTAAAGCAAAATTAGAACCAAGAAATTTAACTAATTTAAAATTAAATGATAGGATTATAATTAGAGACAATAGATATATTATAAATTCTTTTACTACTGATTTAACAAATGGTGAGGCAACATTTGAATTGATAAATGATTATAGAAATTTAGATTATAATTCAGTAGGTTATAGATATTCAAATATAGAAATGTTAAATGTAGATAATACAGCACAAGAAGTTCAAATAGATTTATACAAAGGAATGTTTAAAGAGTTTGAAATTAAACCTATTGCAAGTTTTATTACATCACCAACATATGGAATTAAATATGAAGACACAAGTATAATAGTTTCAATAGCTGCAAATACAAGTGGAATAGAAAGAACTGAAGATATATCTGTTAATTTTTTAGATTATAATGATAATATAATAGAATTTCAAATATTTGTAACACAACAACCATAATGATAAAGTTAATATTAGAAATGCTGCAATTAGATGAGCATTACGGACAATCAGAAACAATAGAAATAGCAAAGGGTAAATATGAATTACCAACAACTTGGTCAAGAACATTTAAACAAATAAAAAGAGAATGGAAAACAAAGAAATAAATTTAAAGGTAAATAGTAACATTGATGATGTAACTAGTGAAATTAAATCTTTAAATAAAAATTTAGAAAAAACAACTGATGTAGTACAGGATGTTGGTAAAAGTACAAAAGAAGTAGAGAAAAGTACAAAGACTTTAGCTGAAGGTTTTAAAGGTGCTGGTTTAGCTATTAAAGCTATGGGTATTGGTCTTGTGATTAGTGCTATGAGTACTTTAAAAGAAGTATTTATGAGCAATCAAAAAGTTGCTGATACTATGGCTACTGCTATGGGAACTGTAACAAATGTATTTACTAAAGTTGTTGATGTAGTTGTTTCTGTTGTTGAAAAAGTAAATCAATCAAGTAATGGATTTAAAGGATTAACAAATACTATAAGTGGTTTAATAACAATAGCATTAACGCCTTTAAAATTAAGTTTCTATACAATATCTTTAGCTATTGATGAAGCAAAAATTTCTTGGGAAGAAAGTTTCTTTGGTGATGGTGATGAAAAAACAATAGAAAAATTAAATAAAAGAATTGCAACTACAAAAGATAATATTGTTGAGGTTGGTAAAAATGCATTAGAAGCTGGTAAGAAAGTTGTAAATAATATTGGTTCAGCCATAACTGAAGTAGGTGCAGTTGTTGAAGGAACAATAGATGGTGTTAGTAAAATATCAATTAGAGGTGCTTATGAACAAGCTAAAGCAAATGTTCAATTACAAAATAATGCAAAATTAGCAGAAGCAAATCAAGCAAGGTTAGTTGAGCAATATGATAGACAGGCAGAAAAATTAAGACAAATTAGGGATGAAGAAAGGAATAGTGTTGATGATAGAATAAAAGCTAATAATGATTTAAAAAATGTTTTAAACAATCAAGAAAAAGCTATGCTTGGAGCTGCTGATGCTCAAATAGCTGCTGCCAATGCTACATTACAACAAAATAAAAGTATAGAAAACCAAGTTGCTTTAACTAATGCTTTAGCAAATAGAGAAGGTGTATTAGCACAAATTGAAGGTTTAAGGTCAGAACAAAAAGCAAATGATTTAGCACTTAATAAAGAACTATTAGATTTAACAAAAAGCAAAAATGAAGCTGAAACACAATTAGCAATAGACCAAAAACAATTTGATGCTGAAAGATTAAAAGATGAAGAAGCTATTTTATTGGCTAAAAAATCAGCATTAGAATTTGCTAAAACACAAGAATTAGAAAGATTACAAAATGTAATTGAAACAACTAAAGCTGGAACACAAGCAAGAGTAGATGCTGAAAATGAATATGCTGCTAAAAAGCAAGAAATAGAAAATCAAATTACAACTGCACAAGATGAAATAGATACTTATAGATTTGATAAAAAATTAGAAAAACAACAATTAATAATTGAAAATGATGCTTTAGCTTTTGAAGCAAAATTAGAAGCAATAACAGAACAAGAAAGATTAATTACTGAAGCTACTAATATATCAGAAGAAGAACGTACAAAATTATTAAAAGAAAATGCAGATGCAAGAGTTAAATTATCTGAAGCTGAAGCACAAGCTAAAGAAGCATTATTTGCAAAAACTTCTGCAACATTAAGCAAAGGTGCTGAATTATTAGGAAAAAATACTGCTGCTGGAAAAGCTATGGCAGTTGCTGCTTCATTAATAAATACATATCAAGGTATAACTGCTGAATTAGCAACTAAAACAACAACTCCATTTGAAATAGGTTTAAAAATGGCTAACGTAGCATTAATAGCTGCAACAGGTTTTAAATCAGTAAAAGATATATTATCAGTTAAAGTTCCAGGAGGTGCTGGTGGTGGTGCTGGTGGTGCGTCTACTGGTTCAATGGCTGCTGCTGCTCCACAATTTAATGTAGTTGGTCAAGGTGGTGCTAATCAAATAGCACAAACTATAAACAATCAAAATCAATCACCAATACAAGCTTATGTAGTTGCACAAAATGTGACATCAGCACAATCATTGAATAGAAACATAGTTAGTAACGCAAGTTTAGGATAGTTATAAGTAACATTAAGTATTAAAAAGATATTTAATGATACTTATTTAAAACAAAATGTAAATAATTTAATTTTTAAAAAAAAGTACAATGAAGAAGTTAGAAACTATTTATTTAGATATAGACGAAGAAAATATACAAGATGGAATAGATGCCATTAGTTTAGTTAAATTTCCAGCCATCGAAGAAAATTGGGTTGCATTAAATGAACACAAAGTTGAACTTAAAACTATTGATGAAGATAAAAGAATAGTTATAGGATTGGCTTTAATACCTGAAAAAGATATTTACAGAAGAAATGGTGATTATGAATATAATATTCGTTTCTCAAAAGAAACAGTTAGAAAAGCATCAGAACTATATTTAAAGAAACTTAAAATACATAATTCAACATTAGAACACGAAAAGAAAACTGATGGTGTTTATACAATAGAAAGTTGGATAGTTGAAGATGTTAAACAAGATAAATCAGCTATTTACAATTTAAACGCAGTTGAAGGTGCTTGGGTAGTAGTTCAAAGAATAGACAATGATGAAGTTTGGAATGATGTTAAAGAAGGTAAATATCAAGGTTATTCTATTGAAGGATATTTTAGCGAAAAAGCAGAATTAAATCTACAACAAGATGCAGAACAAGAATTGATTGATAAAATTAAACAAATCATTCTTAAAAATGAAAATTAGTTTTGATTATGATGGAACATTAAGTACTGCAAAAGGTACTGAAATGGCAACTAAATTTTTAGCTGAAGGAAATGATGTTTATATAATATCAGCAAGACATTTAAAGCAAGGAATGATTAACAAAGCAAAGTCTTTAGGTATTCCAGTTAGTAGAGTTTATGCAACAGGAAGTAATATAAATAAAATATACAAAATTAAAAGTTTAAAGATTGAACAGCATTATGATAATAATGAAAATGTAATTAAACAATTAGGAGAAATTGGTAAAATATTTAATAACTAAAATAATGGGAAAAAACAAGTACACAAGTCCAAAAGATGGAAAAAGAGGTTGTTTATGTGATGATAGCACATATTCATCAGAATGTTGCAAAGGTGAATTAATCAATCAAGGTATTGGTTCAACAGTTGCACAAGGTACATCAACAGTAACAGTTGTAGATGGTACAAGAACAATAGTTAGAACAAATGGCTAACCAATTTATAACAAATATAAATAGTATTAATTTTTAAATAAAAAATAGATGAACCCAGAAATAACAAAGATTGGTAATAAGTTATTTGAAAAAGTAGAATTGGCATCTGAAAGAATTTAATTAGCTTTAGTTGATGATTTTAATAAAGATTATCAAAAACTTAATGATGTTTTTTTTAAAGCAGAAACAAATGTAGTTGATTATAATGAATTAGCAAATAAAATTTCAAGTGATTTTAATTCAGTAGGTCAGATTTTATTAAGTGCAAATAAAAGATTTGAAGATGTATTAAAATCAGCAAAAGATTTAGGAATTGAATTACCTGCACAAATTAAAAATCAAGGTGAAGCATTAAAACTTTATGCTAAAGATATAGATTATTATGTTACTAAATTAAAAGGTAATAAAATAGCTTTAAGAAACGGATAATAAATAAAAAAGTAAATATGAACGTAGTAAATCAAATCAAAGAACTTTTGGGTATGGATGTAAAACTTGCTCAAATGAAATTACAAGATGGTGTTACTGTTATTGAAGCAGACACATTCGAAGTTGGAGATTATACAGAAACTAAACCTTCTGTATTTATTTTAAATGGTGAGGAAAAAGTACCTG